GCTCAGGCGATCCCCGCTCTGAGACAGGTCACGGTTTGCGAGGAAATTGACTACCTCGGGTCTGGACGAAAGTTCGGATTGCTACTCGTCACGTAGAGGACAGCGTTAAGTTCTAGTCGACAGCAATGTTGACGGTCCGCACAGGATTCAGCGACTACAAGGTGTCGGAGGTGGCCCCCTACTTGAGGGAGGCCGCCGCCGCACGGGAGGGGGAGTGGACGGTGCGCATTTACGAGGCACGGGGCTGTTGCCTCATGCCATACCGCACGATGGACGCGTACGACATCACCCTGACCGAGGAGGAGTACTCCAAGATTAGTCGGACGCTGTACCACGGCCTCCGCAACCAGACGAAGTCCTCGTCGCTGTTCGCCAATCTGGAGAACGCGGCGCAGGCCCTCTGGCCAACTGGGAGTCTCGATCACGTCGCCATGCGCCACATGGGTGTCATTGCTGTTTCACAGTACGTGACCAAGGAGGTGACGGCCACCGGCTGTTGCCTCGGTTCACTGTGCTGCATCGCCAAGTGCATGCAGTGGGAGCAGGTGCCCGAGCTCATTCGCACGAGCAGCGCAACGCGACCGGCCCAAGCCACGATGGGCTACGGATCGACCGACACGACCGGATCGCCCGCCTCGGCCAACAGCCTGAGGCAGCAGGGCATGCCGGCAATCTCACACGATCCCCTAGGATCCCCGCCACAGCCGTGTGTCACCACTTCCACGCAGTACTACCGCGTGGACACGATGGATCAGCCGAGCACGCCTGGTGACATGGACGCCGCCGCAGGAGCGGCAGACGATGGCAGAACGGTGGTGGTGGGAGAAGTGGTGGCTGTGGTTGGACAGAACTTTAACAAGGATGAGCCAAACAACCACATGCCGATCGTTGGGGCCCTAGTGGGCCCATGTCAAGTAAAGCCGAACGTGTACTCGAAGACCGCGTCCAACCTGGACGCCGCCGTCAACGAGCGCATCATCAAGAAAGCACGCGTTCCCAACATCAACAAGGCCGACCGCGCGCGCATCGGAGGACTGATCAGCACCGCAATGTCGAACGACGCGACGCGTGGTGTGTTCTCCAAGAAGCGCATCCAGGATTGGGCCATTGAGCACCTCGACCTCGAGGCGAACAAGTCCAAGAAGTGGAACACCGCGCGGTTCAAGAATGCCCTGGAGAACCTGTACAAGAAGGAGAGCCCCGAGGCCATCTTCAAGGCAGGCATCAAGCCAGAGAACATGCCCGAGGGCAAGGCCCCGAGGATGCTCATAGCAGATGGGGACGAGGGACAGCTGATGGCGCTGACGGTGGTGAAGTGCTTTGAGGAGCTCCTCTTCGAGCACTTTGAGGACCGCAGCATTAAGCATGCGGCGAAGCGTGATGCTATGGGGCGCGTGGTGGACAACCTGAAGAAGAAAGGAGCCCGCGCCATTGAAGGAGACGGATCAGCCTGGGACACGACGTGCAACGTTCTCGTCCGCAAGCTCATAGAGAATCCGATCCTGAAGCACATCATGCAGGTCCTCGCCGAGTTTGGCGTCGTTCCCGAGAGCTGGATGGAGGAGCACCAGCGCGCGTGCGAGCAGCAGAAGCTCAAGCTGTTCTTCTCGAACAAGTTCGAGAAGATGACCGTGACCATCGACGCGATCCGCCGATCCGGCCACCGCGGCACATCGTGCCTCAACTGGTGGATCAATTACGTGATGTGGGTCTCATCCGTGTTCCGTGAGCCCAAGAGGTTCCTTGACCCTACCGTGAGGAAGGGCATTGACCTCACGGGCCGGACACGGTGGTGGAATGGGTGCTTTGAGGGGGATGACTCCCTTTGCACCATGGACCCGCCCATGCGGCCGCACGATGAGCTGAGCAACGTGTTCAGCAAGTTCTGGTCAGACGCCGGATTCAACATGAAGATCGTATACTGCGACACGAGGGCGACGTTTGTCGGGTGGCACATCGCGTGCGACGACGGCGAGCTTACCGATGTCCGGTGCCCGGAGCTGCCCCGTGCGATGGCCAACTCTGGAGTCAGCGTCTCCCCGTCAACCGTCCAGGCGGCACAGACCGGAGACCTCAAGACGATCCGCATGCTGGCGGCAGCATCCGCATTGGCACGTGCGGCTGACTTCAGTGGAATCCTTCCTACGGTGTCGTGGAAGTACAAAGCCTTTGCCGACGGCTGCAATATGTACGATTTCGCCGACAGGGAGATGAGCTACCGAGCATTCGGCGAGGAGGGGCACAACGCCTGCAATATCCGCGACATTATCGACGAGCGGAACTCTCTCGTCAGCTGCGAGGAGGAGCAGAACACACTTGACAAGCTTGGTTACAATGCCACCAACGACGAGCTGATGACGTTCTCGGAGTACATCTGGGATCTCGAGCCAGCCACATTGACCGCGTATGACGCGTTCAGGGAGTCCCTTCCTGGGACATGGAGGATGGTCGCTTGAAGAATGCAAAGCGCGCCCGGCCACCAGCTGGCCGGCCGTGTTGCGGATCGATTTACACGCAAATTCATTCTTTCCTAATTAGAAGGGGAGCGTAGGGCAAGATAACGGCCCCGCGGGAGAAGTACACAACTCGCAGCAAAACCGGTTTACCTGTCGCCGCCCGGAGTTGCACTCATAGAAGGACCTGAGTGTTTGCCGCTCATTTTCCAGCTGAGCGGCTGGTGTACGCCTTATTCTTTTGCCTGCTGCCACGAGCAGGTGGAAGCCTGGTGCTGGGGACGGGACCCAGCTGAGGTGAAGGTCAGCAGGGGGGGGGGATTGGGTACCCCTAGAGTCTAGCCAACTTTAACCCCTGTGCTACGAGTCGGGCCGGTCCGTGGCTTAATTGTCAACAGTGGCCACATGCTGGTAACGGCATGTCGGTTGCAACCCGACCTTGCAGATGGTTGCGAACCCGAGGCGCGGCGGATCCGCGCTGATGTTATATCTTCACAGATGAATCATGTTGTGGTGGAGGAGGTGACAAGGCATAGCCGACCGTAGGTAGCTTGCCCTCCATCATGGCGTGAAGATTGCCCGTTGGGACATCTCTGTTTTTGGCATCGCCCTTGTATATAAGTGGACATTGCGTGTCCTCTTGGATTCCATGTTTTCATGCATTTCTGCATACCGCTCCTAACAACCTATCCTTACGTACTTTTCGCTCCACGCCTCCGCTTCGGTGTAGAGGTACTCCCGTTGCGAGAAAGTGGGGTGTGGTTGGTGGTGGTCGGATATACAGAATTGTGTGCAACCCTGGAAGGGTCCAAGGGATTCCCTTGAGCATTATAGCTAGCAAAGTTTTCTTCTGGAAAGAAATGTCTCGTAGGCGGCGCAACGCGCCGCGTACCCCGTATCCGCCGGGACGCATCAACCCGCCTGGGCCCAAAAAGCCCGGACGACAGCCGGCATCACGTGCAAAGGCCGACCGAGTGTTGGCACAGGGAGTCGGCCGGGCGGTCAACCGACCGTTTGGTGGGGGTGGCGGAGGTCGCCGTAGCGGTAACACTATGAAGATCAACACGAGATGTTGGGATGCCTTCAGTTCCGCTCACGCTCCACTGCCACGTGCAGTGGGTCCATACACGGTGATCCGCACCACCAGACTAATCACCAGCACGGACAAGTTCATGATGTTCGGAGGATTTCAGAACGGCTCCGACGAATGGCGTGCACTTTGCGCGCTTGGGAGCGTCGACGAGGCCGGGGCATGCACCGCCGCAATGAACTGCAACTCATACAAGATCCCGTTTCCTGGCTTCCAGCCGGGACTTCTGGGAGGATCGAGCGTCACCGCAGTGCCGTGCGCTCTATCCGTTCAGGCGATGAACCCGAATGCCCTGCAGACGACGGCGGGCATATTTGCGGGCACGGTGTGCAACACCCAGCTCGACATGACCAGCAAACCGGCCATGAAGTGGAACGACTTGTGCGACTTCGTGGTGTCATACATGAAGCCGAGGCTTATGTCGGCCGCGAAGCTTTCTCTCAGGGGCGTGCAGGCTGACGCCTACCCTCTGAACATGAGCAAGCTCTCCGACTTCACGGACATCGATCCTTCTTCCGACGGAGCATTCACGTGGTCCTCTTCAGTCTACCCTACCGGGTTTTCACCCATCGTGTTCGTCAACGAGCAGAAGCAGAACATGAACTATCTCGTCACGATGGAGTGGAGGGTTCGATTCGACATCACGAACCCGGCTGTCGCCAGTCATGTCAACCACGGCGTGTCAACTGACCAGTCGTGGGCCGATTCCATCCAAAGCATGGTGGACCGCGGCCACGGCATGATCGACATCGCGGAGAAGGTTGCGGACATGGGTGCAGCAGGCGCCCGCCTTGCGGGGCGGTTCGCGCCAGCAATGTGAGACTAAAACTAAAAACAAACAATTTTTCAGCTAGCTGCTCCTTCCGTTGCACCGGAAGTCTTGCAGGTATAGGAAAGAATGGACCCCACGTCACCGTGCGTCGGGGCTAATTGGCGCGCCTGGAAATTGGGTGGGTGCCCGCGCCATAAAAGAAATTGCAGAGGACATCTCAAATGAAAAACAAAACAAACAATGATGGCCTCTCCTGACTCCCGTGCCCCGACCAAGCACGTTAAAC